CTGCAAAGTTGGAAACGACTATGTGGCTCCGCCAACAGTGGACAAGGTTCTGTTCGCTGCCCGACTCGATCGTTTTAAAAACCTTCTTGTAGAGAAAACAACCCGTACCACCCCTTTTACGTATCAGGAAACTGTTAATACGTATACGGGTCGTAGGTTGACTATTTACACGAATGCATATAAACGGTTGATTCAACTCGGTCTATCTCGACAAGATTCGTATTTAATTGCGTTTGTTAAGATGGAGTTCGTGAATCCGGATAAAGCACCCCGTTGCATACAGCCACGTGGCCCTGAATATAATCTTGCAGTAGGCAGGTATATCAAGGCTATTGAGCATAAGATCTATGATGGCATTCGAAGAGTCTTTGGTGATGGTCCAACCGTCATGAAAGGGTTTAACGTTAGTCAGATTGGCGAAATTGCCCGTGGTAAATGGAGGAGCTTCGAAAAACCGGTAGCTGTTGGACTTGATGCAACCAAGTTCGACATGCATGTCTCGCCAGCTGCCTTAGGGTGGGAACATTCCATTTATTTGGAGTTGTTTGACCATGATGAGGAGTTGGCTCGTCTACTGCAGTGGCAGATGGACAATAAAGGACGCGGGTATTGTGCTGATGGAAAGCTCAAATATTCTGTGACTGGAAAGAGAATGAGCGGTGATATGAATACAGGACTTGGAAATTGTATTCTTATGTGCGCTATGGTATATGCATATGCGAAATCACGAGGTGTAGATGTCAAACTTATGAATAATGGGGATGACTGTGTAGTTATGATGGAGGAAGTGGACTTGGAGAGATTCAATTGTGGTCTAGATGATTGGTTCCTAGACATGGGGTTTAGGATGGTGGCTGAAGAGCCAGTGTATGACCTTCACAAAGTGGAATTTTGCCAAATGCATCCGATTGAGATTGGTGATGAATGTCGCATGGTGCGAAACATACCCACAAGTCTCAGAAAGGATACATTATCAGTTCACAACCTCACCAATGCGGCAACACGAGAGAAGTGGTGCACTGCCGTTGGGACTGGAGGGCTGAACCTTACGGGCGGTGTGCCCGTGGTTCAGAACTTCTATAAAGCCTATCAGCGAATAGGGTGTATGCGTATGAGCAAATTCACCGATGATCCAACGTTTGCCACTGGCATGAAGTTGATGAGTCGC